GCTCAATGTCAGTGAGGATGTCAGCGTTAAGAGGTTTCTTCCTCTTCATCATCTTGGTGCTCATGCCATTTGCTGAGCCGTTACCATTCTTCTTTCTAGATTTTACGGGCATAATCAGAGTCTATCTACATTAGAACCAGGGACATTCGCTGCGCGATTGATAATAGTTTTCCAATCACTATCAGTTTTGTTTTGCCAATTTCCTACTTCGGAAACAGCATGGAGAAGCGTAGGCATCTGAGTGATGTGTGGGTTGTCCGCGAGATATTTCTCACGCTCTGCCATATACATCCACTTCTCAAACTCTTCTCCAGTATTGTTGTCTTTAAATTTATACGTCGGCATTGTTAGTAAACCAAGTGGGCATTTCAGATGGGGAAGTCCAGCGTGCAAAAGCAACCTTATCCCCGCAATAATAATTGCGATATGATTGGACCGAATCGCTGGGCACCTTGTATTTATCGGGCATCGCAGGAGGTGGGTCTGACCACGGCATAGAAGTATCTATGTTGAGTGGAGGATGCGCGAGATAAGATGCAAGTGATTGTGTCTTATGTATTCTACCATATCTTTTGGTATATTGGTCGCAACATTGCACGAATAGTAGAAACAACCACTGGTAATGCACTCTAGTTTGTCTCGTCCAGATGGCAGACGGATGGTTGAGATGACATGCTTTGTATAGATGTTGCTCACGGTCATCATCTAACTTGAATCTCTTCACCGTGATACCTTTGGGAGACTTTTCCTTATACAAAACGCCGTCAAGCACACGGTGTGCAGTAGAAAGAAGTTGAGCATACTCAATAATCATCTTTACTACATGCTTGTCGCAATGCTCGACGGCACATTGTTGTGGGTTTTTATCTAGATAGAAAATATTCACTGAGATATTTCATCTTCGGGTGTCTTAGATAGTCTATCAGTTTTCACCCAACTTTGCAACTCTGCTGCGCTGTTTTGATATCTAATAAGACAAGTCTCATTATCTTCACTCATCTCTACAATCTGACAAGTGACAGTGATACCATCTACTTCGCACTCGTACAATTCGCAACCCATTTTACTCGCTCCTTAATCTTACTCTCCAAAAAGGTACTACTTCATCATAGGTGCCAGCAGCACCAGTGATATCCATCCACCCTTCACCATCTGGATGAGGGTATACAATCTTCAGCAATTCATTTGTAGTGTCTGCCTCTACAACATTACAGGGAATCCATCCTCTGTCAGGAGACATAAGAAACTCATATCTCCATTGAGAATTTGTAATAGATTTACCACTAATAATATCTTCTGCTTGCTGATGAATTTTATGCAAGTCGTTATTCTGCATCTGTCCACTCCAATGCTTCTGCTACGGTAGGAAATTGCTCGATAAAGATATCTTTACAAGCATTTGCGATATCCATGTGCTCTTTTTGTGTGCCATTAGCAGAGCGCAAGGAGATATAATGAATCCATGATCTTACTGACCCGCTCATGTACATTTTTGTAGGCACACAGAGGGGAAGCACATTTCTTGCACACTCCTTTGCCACACCTCGCTTCAACATCTGCTCATAGAGTGCCAAGGAAGAGTCAAACAAAGTTTGCATCTGCAACTCTAGATTCTGCACCTCAAATGGGTCAAGGTCATCAATAGAATTCTGACGATTCTTTGTGTCTTGACGACGCAACTCAGGCAAAGGAATCTTATCGAAACCTAGCAGAGTTGAGTCAGCATACCGCTGGGAAAACTCTTGATATGTGAAGCTACGGTGCCTCAAAATTTGCTGAGCGATAGCTCTTGTAGTAGAGATTTCCAGAGTCATGAATGCCTGCTCAAACACAGACCAATGCTGATGCTTGGCACAATACTTCAGAAGACCAGCGACGTTAGGATTTTCTTGGTTTGCAGGGTTGCTCACGCGAGCAACATAACCCATAGTTTTTTCAGCGTCAGGGGTGACGGTAACAAGTTTTACATTCATCAGGAGTCAAGTCGTTTAATTTCAGTAACGTTACTCTTCAGATAACGCTTATACTTTTTGATGAGTTTCTTCATCTCATCTTCTTTAAAATTAGCAGTAACTTTTAGTTTGTTATCATCAAACCCAGTGTCATCCTCATCATCAGGATAATTTTGTTGCCACTCTTTTGGAAACTCTGGTAATTGAGACACAAACTGTCTACGCTCTTCGATTTGCTTCTGTCCTTCAGGTGACAGACTTTCGTGCTGTTCTTCCATAGTTTTTGATTACACTCCTATAGTATATCAGATTTATTTAATAAAATCAAGCGAGGCTGAGGGTGATGCTAACCGTAATCTTATCACCATCTACAGCAACAGTGTATGGACCATTGTCAAACTTCTCTGCTGCAAGAAGATTACCAGTGCTTGCTCCAACTAGATAGTATCCATACACATCACCTGCTGCAGCATTAAACTCCCATGTTTGTGGAGTAGTCGTGGCAACTCCAGCAGCAACAGACCAGTTACTAACTGCATTAAGATTCTTCTCTGTGTAACCACCACCAGTAACCTCAGTAAACTGAGACACTGTAGTCGATGCAGTAGGGTCTACATCATTAGAATACAACTTAAGAATCTGGTCTTCAGACCCCAAGAATGATGACAACATGGTATTAATACCTGTTGATGTGAGTTGAATTGCCACTGTGTCCTCCTATTTCTTTTTCTTATCTTTTTGTTGTGAGCCCCACAGTTTAGGGTTAGCTCTTCCTTCAGTCTGTGTCATGTTTTTAAAGTCATGACGATAGTGGTCCCAATAATGGTCAAAGATTTCCACTCGTTTGCCGCTGACCACAATATCAAAGTGTGTCATACCATCCTGTAGATACTCTACCATGTAGGCAGTGTAAGGAAGACTTCTGTCTTGCGCTAGTGTTGGGTCACAGTCTTTGTGGATTACTTTCAACCTCTACCTCCCCATGTAATTTCAGGAAATGCTTCCTTGACTAGTGTAGCAGAAATACGAGTGTATTTCTTTTGCAGTGCTTTGTCCTTCACAAGACACAACAACTCTGCCTCGTCAGCATGGAGAGTTTCAAGAAGACCGATGAAGATTTCTTCACGCTTCATGTTACTCACCGTGATACCACCCTTCACAAAGTATGCAAACTTGCGTTGGTTTTGCTCAAGGTAATCATGCTGTAGACCTTTGGGTTGGTCATTAGGACGGTAAGGCACCTCACCATCAGGGATTGCAGACGTTACACTCTCATCAAAATTCCAGATAAAAAGACTGCGTAGAGCCTGAGAGTTATGCTGTTGAAGAATTTTCTTCTTCTCTGCCTTGGTCTTAGCGTTGTTAACTTTCTGTAGAATTTCTGTAAGTAAAAGTTTCATGTCAGTTATTGAAAGATAATTTATTACTGCGGAAGACAAACTCCTGCATGAGTGTATTAAGTTTGTGCTCCTTGAAATATTCAAGTGGCACTTGCTTCACTTCATTATTTAGGGATAGGTATTCGTCAACAATTTTCTGCTCTAGGTCACGGGGAATCTGAGTAAGGTCAATGAGACACTTGTTTCTCTCATAATTCTCCATCAACTCAGGTGTGTTACAGAAAACAGATGGGTCTAACCTTACCCATTTTTCTAAGTTTTTCTTACTTATAGGTCTCTGTCTTTTACCTGATACAAATGTGTCAGAATCTGATAGGAAGTTTGGAATGCCGTCAGACTTATCACCTTTGAGTATGTGCTCTAGGATGTATGTCTTCGGGTCTTCATGTTTAATCTCCTTCTTCAGGATAGGATTAAACTGCTTGACGAAAGGATACCTTTGCAGTTGGATGAAGTCTTTGTCTCCAGAGAGAATCAAAACTTTGTCCAGGTCTTGTCCTGCCTTGTGCTTCCTGATGTTTAGTTTCGCCTGGTGTTTGACCAGTGTAGAAATTACATCGTCTGCCTCAGCGCCATAGACTTCAACAACTTTGTATGGAAAGTATGTTTTAATCTCATCGCGAATCTTATTCAAGACTTCAAAGATAGCATTCCAATCTAATTCAGATTCCTCTCGGTCTTTCTTTCTATTCTGTTTGTAGTATGGGAAGGTGCTCTTACGCCAGTAATGTTTGCTGTCATACGCGAGCACCATCTCTCCATATGTTTGTTTGTATTGTCTCTCGTAAGCAACTAACCCAGTCAGGACCATGTGTCTTACGAGGTCTTCATTCAGCACACTCATCTTGAGTTGCATCATCAGATTACTAATCATAATCTGATTCATATCAATAAGAATCATTTAGTCCTCGTCTTCATACTCGTCATCATCATTCATGAATGTTACTCTTAGCAAATCATCACGATACATTTGACCATTTTCGTCAAACATTTCTGGGTGTAAGACATGCTTAGCATACCCAGCGTTATCATACCACGCATCAAAGAGGTCTTTGAGATTCCATACTAGCACGCCTCCAAGAATGAAGGCACCTACTGTCATGAAGAATGCGATAAACAAAAACGGTGCTGTTGCTTCCATGAGTCTACTCCTTTGATTCGTTTCTGTCAATCTCCAAAGTAAACTTAATTTGTCTTCGGAAGATTGATAATGTTTTACTAAAGATAATGCCAGACCGCTCTGGCGGGCATACATTCTTCCTCCGAAGCATTAATTCCACACCTCTATTTATTTGCAACTCCTGACTTCTTTTTGTTTTTACTCCCAGGTTTCCTGCCAGGTCTTCGCTCTTTTTCATAACGCTCAGCGTCCTCAATCATTTTATAAAGATAGTCTCTATACTTTGTGGCGCGAGTCTTACCCATCCAACCATAACATTCTGTAAGGTCTGCTGGTCCGCCATTCAAATACATATCAAGATGCTTTGCTTCATCCCTCATCTGAGACACTAGACTACTATTAAGGAAGGACACCATGTCCTTCCTCTTCATCTTCTCTGACTTTGCAAAGTCATAGATATTTAATTTGTATTGTTGGTCTGTAACTGCCAAGTCAATAGCGCCATTTACCAAAGAATATATTTCATCCGACATATCATTTTGGAGGGTCTACCAATCCCTTCTCTAAGAATAATTTAGCAGTCTCGACCAAACCACCAATAGGTTTACCATCAATAAGGACATAAGGGTAACCGTCACACTCAGGAAACTGCTCCCTGAATGCTCTGATAGAAACATCATCACCAACATCATAAGAAGTATACTCTACCTTTGCCCTACGAAATAATTTCTTGAGAGTGGAGCAATGACTGCAACCACGACTAGTATACGCAACAATTTTCATTTTATTCCTCAAGGATTACGCGGGTCTATCCCCATTTGTTTTAGATATTCAGTCCACCAGTCTGGGTCTCTCCTCTGTTTCCACTTGGGGACAGGGAGACCTCGCTCCGAATACCACTCTAACAAAGCGTCATCGATAGTCTGTGCGATCTCCATACTCCTCTTCCTCTTCATCAACGTCTGCATATGCATCTGCCACGAAGGGTCCTCGTTGTCTGAAAGGTTCTTGTCTAACATACTCTTGCTCTGCGTTTACAGCTGAGACCCATACCGCTAGCTTCATTACTATGTATATAATAACAAGAGGTAGAAAGCAACCGATAAGTATGATAGTTTTTGTCATGCTGGATAGTCCCAATCAGTTATGAATTGTGTCTTGTGCGTTGGACCCCATCCACCTGTATAGAGGTAGGGTGCCGTGCGAATAGGACATGATTCACCTGTGCAGAGAAGGTCATCGACGATTCTCCAGGACTCCATCACTTCCTCAGCATGGACGAAGTGAGACTGGTCTCCATGAATAGCATCATACAATAGTTTTTCATAACCGTCAACTGCTCTGTCTTGTGGATAGGCATGAGTAAGAGTTGCTAACTCCAACTCATCTGTGAATCCAGGTGACTTAATGTCCATCCTAATATCTAGGTGAGGATTAGGTTGAAGTCGCATGACAATGCGGTCACCACACTCACCTTCATATAATTTTAGCGGAGGTGTCTTGAGTTTAACAACAACTTCTACGCATTGATAGGGCATCTTCTTGCCCGTCATGATGTTAAAAGGAACGCCCTCCCAACGCCAGTTATCGACGAATAAAGTCCCAGCACAATAGGTAGGAGTACCACTGTTAGGATGAACGCCCTCTTCATTACGGTAGCCATCATACTGTCCCAATAGAAAATTCTTACCCATTCTAGTGGCGGCAAGCACCTTTGTCTTCTCTCGTCTGAGTTCCGTGGCATTCATGCGACATGGTGCCTCCATTGCTATGAGAGCAAGCACCTGTAGGACATGATTCTGCAGCATATCTCTAACTGCACCCGCTGTCTCATAGTATTGAGCACGTCCTTCACAACCAAGAGTTTCAGTTGCAAAGATTTGAATCTCTTCTATGTACTGACGATTCCAAAGTGGCTCAAGCAGAATATTACTAAACCTAGTAGCAAGTATGTTATTAACAGTATCTTTGCCAAGATAATGGTCAATGCGATAGACTTGTTTTTCGCGTAGATGTCTAGCAACCACAGTTGATAGATAATCAGCAGATTTATAATCGTGCCCAAAGGGTTTCTCAATAACCACACGGGATGCTTCGGGGTCATCGAGTTTACCCGCCGCTTTGAGATTGACAATAGCGTTAGCGTATCTCTCGGGAGGTACCGAAAGGAAATAAGTATTGTCGTGAAGGTAATCAGGAAGGTGAGTGAGAGTATCAACATTGTCTAAGTCTGCTGAGATGTAGTCTAGATGATGTAGAAACTCATCAGGATAATCACCAAGAGATTCTTTCCATATCGCTGCACCTGGGTCTCGTCTAGAGCAACCAGTGATTAAAAAATTATCTGGCAGAAGTTTTTTCTGCCAGAGTTTGTATAGTGCAGGGATTAGTTTCTTTTTACATAGGTCTCCAGTAGCACCGAAGATAACTATGCCGCTAGTGAGCGGTTCCGTTTCCGTCATAATCGTCTGATTCGTAATACGATATTTCACCTTTAAATCGTCCAAATGCGATGGTGGCACATACAAAGGGTAGTGCTCCCCATAGTAAGACATCAGCGAACGTCATGGCCACCAAACATAGCACGCATTCCATTCAAAACCTTGGCCGTGAAAGCACCCAGACGGCGCGACTCAAAGCGTGCCCACAGAGCACCAGAGATGACAGGAGCGGGTACGCCAAGATCCACAGCAGCGTGAACAGTCCAACGACCCTCACCAGAGTCTGATACTCCCCCATCGAACTTGCTAAGCTCTCTATCGCGGCGTAGTACAACAGCGGTAAGGTCAAGTAACCAACTACCAACCACGCTACCACGACGCCAAAGCTCAGCCACTTTAGCAACGTTAATATCATATTGATAGTCCGCTGGATTGTCCATTGGAGCAACCTCAGCATCACCTGCAGCGACGTATGCTGCCCCAGCATTTGCTTCATGCAGGATATTAAATCCTTCTGCGTATGCTTGCATGATTCCGTATTCGATTCCATTGTGGACCATCTTCACAAAGTGACCTGCGCCAGGACCGCCGCAATGCATCCATCCATACTCCTCGGGATACCATGTAAAGTTGCTGTCAGGTTGAGTCCTGGGGGCAGCGTGGATGCCTGGTGCGAGTGCATCAAAGATTGGACGGCAGGTATCGACTGCAGTATTTCCGCCACCAACCATAAGACAGTATCCACGCTCCAGACCGTAAACACCACCACTAGTACCACAGTCAAGATACGCGATGCCAAGTTTTGCAAGGCGCTCTGCCCGTCTCCTACTGTCCTTAAAATTGCTATTGCCATGATCAATAATAATGTCGCCTTCACGACAATATCGTAGTAGCTCATCGAGTGTTTCCTCTACTGTTTCTGCTGGGACTACCATCATGAAGACGCCTGGTTGTGGGAAGTGCAGAGTCTCTCCAGACTTCTCACCATATACTTCTTTTGTTTTGATTACTTGAACAAGGCTTTCCACAGAAGTGGTATAT